GACATGCTGCGCCTCGGCTTCTCGACGGATGGCACGGTGAATGATCCGCCGCCGCCGCCCGCGCCGAGCACACTGACGCAGGATTTCGTCGCCGGCGACCCGGTTTTCGATTAACCCCATCAATTGGAGGGCACGCAAATGCTCATGAACGCACCGGCCGGCATCAGCTCCATCGAATGCAGCATGACTGGCTTTACCTACAACGTGAATGCGTCCGGTCAGGTCACGGTTGACCTGCGCGATGTGCCGAACCTGCAGCTTGCCGGCTTCACCGCCGTCACTCAGGCGGCGTTCACTGACCCGAATTTCAACGCCTCCTTTTCCGAGTAGGCCAAGCACAATCGCTGCCGGCTTCACCATCGGTTAACCGCCGACAACCCGAGGAACACATCATGGCGAATATCCCCTTCATGCCGCCCGGCAACGGCGTGCACAATCCCTGCAAGGTCAACGGGCGCAGCTATGCCACCGCGCTCGGTAGTTACGTCATCGTGCCGGACTACGACGCCGCCGGTCTGGATAGCAACGGCTGGATCAGATGCGCGCAGCACGGGGTAGGCGTGACAGCCTCGCGCCCTGTCATTCAGGCTGGCACGCAGATCGGAACGACCTTCCTCGATACCACGCTCGCCGCAAACGTGATCTGGGATGGCTGGGCATGGCGTGCCCACTCGACCGGCGCGACCGCGTAACCCTGACGAAGCGAGGCTGCACCAATGTCAAAGCGACCATTTCAAAAGCAGCGCGGCGCGGGTCAGCCGCAGTGGTCGCTTGCCGGTAAAATAACGGTCAGCTACGGCCAAACCAATGCGACCGGATCGGATTGGTTTGGCCCGCTCGCGCCGATGAAGCCCACGGCACCGGCTGCTGTCGCCGGTCGCCAGTACGATTTCCAATCCGGCTACAACCTCAATCAGCAGCCGCGCTCTTACGAGGCGGTCACCTTCACGACGCTGCGCGGGCTGGCTGATGGCTATGATCTGCTGCGCACGGTCATCGAAACCCGCAAGGATCAGATCGAGCGCATGGATTGGTCGATCCGCGTCCGCGAGGACAAGGGCTCGTCAAAGAAAGTCAAGCAGAACAGCCCCGAGGCTGAAGCTGCGATGGAATTTTTCAAGAAGCCTGACGGGTTTCATACGTGGGCCGAATGGCTGCGCATGTTGCTCGAAGACGTTTTTGTCATCGACGCGCCGGCAATTTTTGTCGAAAAGAGTATTGGCGGCAAGCTGCTCAAGCTGCACCCGATGGACGGCGGCACGATCAAGCGCGTCATTGACGACTGGGGCCGCACGCCGACGCTGCCGATTGCTGAGCTGGACGCGAACGGCAACGCGACGGGCAAGATGGTGCAGCCGCCGGCCTATCAGCAGGTGCTCAAGGGCCTGCCGGCTATCGACTACACCGTTGACGAATTGATCTATAAGCCGCGCAACATGCGCACGAACCGGGCCTATGGTTACAGCCCCGTCGAACAGATCATCATGACCGTCAACATCGCCTTGCGCCGGCAGATGTTCCTTCTGAGCTACTACACAGAGGGCAACATTCCCGAGGCTCTGGTGAGTGTGCCGGAAACGTGGACCGGGAGCCAGATCGCGGAATATCAGGTCTATTTCGACCAGATGCTGAGCGGCGATCTTGGCGCGCGACGCCGCCTGAAGTTCGTCCCGTCCGGCGTCGGCAAGGGCATCGTTCCGACAAAGGAAGTCGTGCTGAAGGATGAATTTGACGAATGGCTGGCGCGCATTGTGTGCTTCGCCTTCTCGGTTTCTCCCACGCCGTTTATCAAGCAGATGAACCGCGCCACGGCTGGCTCGCAAAAGGAACAGTCAGACGAGGAAGGGCTAGCGCCGATCTTGGCGTGGATCAAATCGCTGATCGACATGATCCTGAGCGACCTACTCGGCAAGCCCGGCCTTGAGTTTGCTTGGGGCGAAGACACTCAGATCGACCCGGCGGTGGAAGAAACCATTCTGTCGGGCTATGCGAAGTCCGCGGTGCTCACGCTCAACGAAGCACGCAAGCGCCTCGGTGAAGACCCCTACAGCGACCCTGCCGCCGATCAGCCGATGGTGCTGACGGCCACGGGATACGTCCCCCTGAGCGCGTATGAAGATGCGCAGAACAAGGCCGCCGCCGATGCCAAAGCTGCTTCTGATGCTCTTGCGGTTCATGCTGCTGCTGGCACGTCTCCTGTTGCTGGCGGCAATGCTGCCGGGGGCAGTGCTGATCAAGGTGATGAACCTTCCCATGGGGCTGCTGGAAAGTCTGGAAGCAAGCCTGTCAAGGGAGATGCACAAAAGCACGACCACGCGCACGTAAGCCCGTTCAACAAGCGATCAAAGGGGGTGGTAGCTCTGACTCCCATCCCTTTCGACCGTAAGGCCACGCGCGGGGCCATCGCCGGCATTCATCACCGCCTGATCGTCACGCTTGGTCGCTGGCGAACGTCATTGGCCGCGCAGGTCCGCAAGGCTCTTGAGGCTCGCGGCATCGAAAAAAACGAGCGCGATGACGCGGACGAAATCGCCGCCGCCATCACGGCTGAGCTTGAGTTTGACGGGCTGACTGCGCTGGCCAACGAAATCGGCGTCGATCTGTCTGACGTGGTAACGGACAGCGTCAATCAGGTGATCGCTCAGATGGGCGTCACCGACCGCAGCGACCTTGTCAATCAGGTCAACGAAAAGGCCGTTGCAATTGCGCGTGACCGTGCGGCCGAAATGGTTGGCATGCGCTGGGGCGATGACGGCTCGCTGGTGGAAAACCCCGACGCTCAGTGGGCTATCACTCAGAGCACCCGCGACGCGCTGAGGGATGTTATTGCGAGCGGGTTGCAGGACAATATCGGCATCAGCAGCATCATCGACAACATCGAAGATATGGGCGGCTTCTCGCGCGAGCGCGCTGAGCTGATCGCGGAAACCGAAGTGCGCCGCGCCAACAGCCAAGCAGCTCTTGATGGCTACACGGCGGCCCGTGATGATCTCGGTATCGAAATGATGAAGGAATGGCTGCTCGGCGAAGCGCCGTGCGACATTTGCCAAGGCAATGCGGATCAGGGACCGATCCCGCTCGAAGAACCATTCGAAAGCGGCGACGATGCGCCGCCCGGCCATCCGAACTGCGAGTGTGCTCTAAGTCCGGTCGTCAACAGAGGCGACGTGCCAAGTGATGCCGCAACGGAACCGGTTGATGGCGAGGATTGAAATCAATAGCATGCCTCGCATGAAGGTTTGGGTTGTCCTTAAATCTGCTGTCGATTTGCCTCACACCGTCGAATTTATCGGCGCGTTCACTGAGCGCGCTCTGGCCGACAATGCGGTGCTCGGCGCGGGCACCTATACAATCGCCGAGATGGACACTGACCGGCGCTACTCTGGTGATCTGCTGCAGGTCTACATCAAGCACAAGCTAGATCATCGCCAGCTCTGACAACGTCCACCTTTCCCCCTTGCCATGGCCGCCTTCAGGGCGGCTTTTTTTATGGAGCGAAACCAAATGACCCTTGCTGCAAGCGTCGCTGCCCTGAGCCTGTTTATCCCGATCACGAAGGTTGATGTTGCGAAGCGCCTCGTTTACGGCATCGCGACGGCTGAAGTCGAAGACCGCTCCGGCGAAATCTGCGACTATGCCTCGACCAAGCCGCTTTATGAAAAGTGGTCGGGCGATATCGCCAAGAGCACCGATGGCAAGTCGCTCGGCAACCTGCGCGCCATGCACGGCAAGATCGCCGCCGGCAAGGTCACCGAGATGAACCTGAACGACGAAGCCAAGCAGGTCGAAATCTGCGCCAAGGTTGTCGATGACAACGAATGGAACAAGGTTGTCGAAGGCGTCTATACCGGCTTCTCGCAGGGCGGTTCCTATGTGAAGCGTTGGAAGGATGAACTCGGCAAGCAGCGCTACACCGCCGCCCCCGGCGAAATCTCGCTGGTTGACCTGCCGTGCCTCGCCAGCGCGACCTTCAGCGTCATCAAGGCGGACGGCGCGACCGAGATGCGCAAGTTCGTCACCGTGCCGGTCGCCATCGAACCGACCAACGATGAAATCGTGGCCAAGGCGACCGAACTCGCCAAGGCCGCCGGCCAAGCCGGCTTCGCGGATTTCATCACTCAGGCGCGGGCGGAACTGACCAAGGCGGTCGCGGCCCCTGAGAAGGCCGCTGAGCTGCCTGCCGTGGAAGCGCTATCTGTGCCGGCCGTGGTCGAAAAGACCGCACCGGTGGCCGCCGCTGCCATTCCCAACGGCGAGGAACCGTGGGAGCAAGTTTGGCTCTGCAAGGCGGACGGCAAGACCTTCAAAACCAAGGCGGAGCTGCGCAAGCATCTCGATGCGCTCAGCGCTACCACGGCGCTCGCCCCGGCGGTCGTCCCGATCCAGAAGTCCTTGGATAGCCTGCAGGCGGCGCTCGGTATCGAGAAGGTCGCGGCGCTGTCGTCCGCCGGTGACGTGTCGGGAACCCCGGCACAGCCCGGCGTGACCGACCTGACGGGCGCGGGCGCGGCCACCAAGGGCGCGCAGGATGCCGTTGCCGCCGGGCAGGTCGAAGGATCTTCGGATGCCGACAAGGCGGCGGCAGCCAAGGGCAAAAAGAAGCCCAAAAAGTACACCACGGCCGAAGGGCTGCAGAAGGGCCTCTATGCGGTTGGCCGGCTGGCCAGCCTGCTCGCGGACCTGAACTATCTGCAGCAAGATGCCATGTGGGAAGCCAACTCGGAGGCGGACGGCTCGACCGTGCCCGATCAGCTCAAGTCCAACGTGGCGGCGGTGTGCGCAACGCTGCGCGCGATGGTTGCTGAGGAAACGTCCGAGCTGTTCGACCCCGAGAGCGAAAATGACTCGCTGCTCTTGGTTGTACTGGAAAACGCCGCCGGCATGCCGAAGAACCACATGGACGCGCTGGTCAAGATTGCCACGGATGACGCTGGTTTCGAGAAGTGCAGGGATGCAGTGCTCAAGGCCGGCAAGCGTCATTCCAAGCAGGATCAGACCCGCATTCAGGATGCGCACGACAACCTCGTTGCTGCCGGCGCTGACTGCGGTGGCGATGCGGACAAGGCCGCCAAGACCGGCGACCTCGCCAAGACGGCGGACGAACTCGGCAAGGTGACTGCGAGCAGGGATGCTCTGCAGAAGGTTGTCGATGAACTGCAGCCGCAGCTCGACACCATCACCAAGGCCGTCCAGCACCTGCTGGATCAGCCGAGGCCGCACCCGGTCACCCGCGTCGTCAGCAAGGGTCAGGACAACGGCGGGGACGCCGATGTTTCGCCTGAGGCTACGCTCGCGAAGATGACCCCCGACCAGCTCGCCACCATGGCGATCAAACTCTCGCAGCGCCAAGGTATGCCGCTGCTCGACCGGGGCAAGTAAGCCCTTCCAAATTATTTGAATTTCGCAAGGCCCGCGCCGGGGACGGTAGCCGGGCCTTTTTCATGAACCACGCGGCCACGGCCGCAAGACGTCTCGATCCATCCGGTTCCGGGGACGGTGCCACGGAAAGCCATCCCCCAAAACAGCACTGGAAAATTGAAAATGAACGCGATCACTCCCGTTGCCGACATCCTCGCTGAGATCAAGAAAGCTCAGTCGGTCGGCATTTCCGATCCCCGCCTCGCTGGCGTGCTCGGCCTCGAAAAGTCCACCTTCTCGCAGAACGCTTCGGCCACCTCCGGCCTCACGTTCTATGACCTCGAAGTCGGCGCGAAGTTCCTCTATCCCGTCCTGACCCCGCTGCGCAACATGATCCCCCGCGTCTCGGGTAAGGGCGGCATTCAGGCGGCGTGGCGCGCTGTCACCTCGATCAACACCACCAGCATGCGCATCGGCGTGTCGGGCGGCAATCGCGGCGGCGTGCAGGCTATCGGCACGACCGACTATACTGCGGCTTACAAGGGCGTCGGCCTCGAAACCAACGTCGATTTCGAGGCGCAGTATGCCGGCCAGAACTTCGATGACATCCGCGCCATCGCCGGCAAGGTTGGCCTCGAAAGCCTGATGCTCGGCGAGGAAATGATGATCCTCGGCGGCAACACGTCGCTGGCTCTCGGCACGACCGGCACTCCGGCGCTGGTCACCGCGACCACCGGCGGCACGCTCGCCGCTCAGACGTGGTCGGTCATCTGCGTCGCGCTGTCGCTCGACGCTCTGGTAAACGGCTCCATCGCAGGCGGCATTCAGGCGTCGATCACCCGCACCAACGCGGATGCGTCATCGGACACCTTCGGCGGCGGTGCTGCCCAGAAGTCCGCGAACGCCACGCAGGTCACCACCGGCGCGACCTCGACCATCTCCGCAACCGTCGCCCAGAAGCAGGGCGCGATGGGTTACGCTTGGTTCTGGGGCCTCGCCGGTGCGGAAGTGCTCGGTGCGATCACCACCATCAACTCGCTGGTGATCCTTGCTGCGGCGGTCGGCACTCAGACTGCAGCGTCGCTGCCGGCGGCGGACTGGTCGCAGAACGCGCTCGCTTTCGACGGCTTGCTCTATCAGGCCATGAAGGCCGGCTCAAACGCCTACTTCGCGGCTCAGGCCACGGGCACCGCCGGCACCGGTACCCCGCTGACCTCGGATAGCGCGGGCGGCATCGTGGAAATCGACCTGGCACTGAAGTCCATGTGGGACAACTACCGCCTGTCGCCCGATACGATGTGGGTGAGCTCGCAGGAGGGTCTGAACATCTCGAAGAAGATCGTTTCCGGCAGCACCACGGCCGCGCAGCGCTTCGTCTTCGAGACGGTGCAGGACGCCATCGGCGGCGGCATCATGGTCCGCACGTACCTGAACCGCTTCTCGATGCAGGGCGGATCGGTCATCGACATCAAGGTGCATCCGAACGTGCCGGCCGGCACGATCCTGATGACCACGAAGGCGCTGCCCTATCCCCTGTCGGGCGTGGGCAACATCATGCAAATCCGCACCCGTCAGGACTACTACCAGATCGAATGGCCGCTGCGCTCGCGCAAGTATGAGTACGGCGTCTATGCGGACGAAGTGCTGCAGAACTACTTCCCGCCCTCCATGGCGGTGATCACCAACATCGCCAACGGCTAAGCCGCCCGATAGCGAAACAACGCGCGGCGTCCGCGTTTCCTTACAGCGTCTCTGGCGCTGGATAGGT